TCATTTTTTCCTTCTTACGGGTTTTACTCTTCTCCCCATTCCAACTTTCGATTTCTCAGCCTTCTTGCGTTTTAATTGGCTTTTACTCATCTCCGATTTAGTTTTGGGTGTTTTACTCGAGACTCTTTTGGTTGGACGGCAATATTCGTTCTTACCACCCTGTCCACATGGTTTGCCGCTTTTCGTATCCTGCCATTTCTCCGATCCCCATCGTTTCAACGATGTACCCTTGGCAGTCTTACGAACCTGCCCTTTGGACTTTCGGCACTTGGCGATCTGTTGCGATGCTCGAGCACTCGGGAATACTTTTACCCGAGCCTTTACCTTCTTGTAACAAGCGTCCTTTGGCATCTTACCACTTCACCTTGTTTGCCCAGTAGGCCGCCGAAGTCTTGCCCTTGGCAATGTTCTTACCATGACGAGCTTTGAATGATGCCCGTTTCTTCTTCATTGCCTGACTCTCACCAGCTTTAGGTTTACCGGCAGTCTTTGCTCCCTGCTGACCAAAGCGAATCATCTTATCTTTTCCACCATCTTTAACTAAAACCACATGGGATTTTTTAGGATGATTAGGTGTTCGCTTGGGCTTGGAATACCCGGCAAAAGTTATTCCCCTGTAAGTGATACTCACTTTTTCTTCTTCAGCATTTTCTTCTTTGCTGGACTCATTTTCTTGCGAGCCATTGCTTTTGCTTTATTGGAAGGTCTTCCAACCTTCGATCCGTAAGTTCCTTTTCCGTATGGCATAATATCTTCCTTTCGATTAAGCGGCCACTGATGTGCCTGGTACATTGCCAGGTGCAGTACCTAACTGACCAATCCTGGCGTTCATTTGTTGCTGTTGCTGAAATTCTAACTGACCAGCATAGGTCTGAAGTCTCTTCGCAAAGTTTTCATCGGATTGCAGGCGTTCCTGCACATCGGTCGCCGGTATCGCTTCGCTTCCCTGAATATACGATTGTAATACCTGAAGCCTAAGTTGTGGATTCGCTCCATTTTCAGGTGCATTAACAACCTGTCCCGATGCGATCTTTGCGATGTCATTCGATGTTTCAATAATCTCCTTAGTGGTAGCCTCCTGCGATGGCATGATTAACTGATTGGCAAGGTTTGGATCGATTGCCTCAATCACCTTGCGAAGATAAATATCAAATCTACTCACGCCTTGACGATCATAGGTAGCCATTAACTTTCCTATCGTATCCAGCTTTTGAAGAACCTTCTCCTCATCCTGGTTCATGCTGTTCCAGGTGATATTAAAATCATAAACTTCAGCAGTCTCATCCAGCATAAGCATCGCTCCCTGCTCATTGTTGGTAACCCGAAACCATATCTGCGGTCCGCCATAAGTGCGATCCAAGCACCATATGCGATTCAATACCTGCTTCCATCCCTCGAGCCAACGATTGACCAGGTTCTGACGAACACTGTTTGCCTCCACTGCATCGTCAGGTCCAGTCGGCCTTCCCGTTAGCTTATCTGCCAACTGACGAATCTGCATCTCCACTTCCATGCTTGCGTTCGAATAACGGGGGATCTCCATGAATCCAACCTCTCCACGCCTTCTAACGGCCAAGTGAGCACCTGGGCCAAGACGCTCCGGGCGGCGGCCAATCTGAAACTCCACTGGTGGCATCGTTGACATGGATGCCCTGTCTCTCCTTGCGTCCATCTCTGTCTTTACTGCCAATTGATAACTCTTCAGCAGTTCAGGATATCCACGCGAATCAAGCAATCGATGATTGAGGCATTCCCTCGTAATCGCCACAAAGGGATATCTCCCTTCATCATATTCCATAGGGCTATGAAACCCATGCCCTTCCGCTTCATCCGCCCAGCAGGTAATCGTGCATATAGGCACATCGTCTTCGTCCAGCTCCTTACGATATGTCGTGATTACCCGAACCATGCCCTCGTAATCCTGCTGGCCATAAAAGTTGCCGGTGTCATACGACATCAAGTCAGTCGAATAACTCTCCTCCGAATAAAATCCTTTCGAGTTTTCAATCAATTCCTCGATCCATTCCTTATCCCATCCCTCATTCACCTTCTGCATGAGAGCCTCGGGACTGTAGTAATGAATGCAGTGAATGCTCCTGGCACTCTCTAAATCAATCACATTCGAATCAATAATGATCTCCCGCCCCAACTCATATGCCTTAACCGCCGGACGATTCACCACTGCCTTCTCCGTTGGAACCTTTGAAACTCCTTTGTTGCGTAGCTCGTTTAACATCTTACGAACCCGCTTCTTCTTTAATCCTGGAAATAATGGAAAGAACATTTCCTCAACCCCCTCCTTCATCTCGGGATCTTGTATAGCCATTGCCAGTTCAGGCGACATCTGTGCAATCTCCTCGAGCGTCACCTCCTTAAAAACCCGAGTTGTCTCCCTCTTCCAGTATGTACCAAAAAATGTAATACCATTCTGCAAAAGATAATTAGCACCGATGGCCGCTTCCCTCTGTAACTCAGTCATCGATCCCATCCGCCACTTGAGAAATTCACTCACCATCTTAGCCGATGTAATATCTCCACTTTCCACGGGAGCCGCCACCAGGTTAGCCTGTGAAAGCGATTGCGACAGCAAGGCCACATCCCCGTCAATCAACGGGTTCACAAGGTTTGGTTCCAAATCGGAGCTACCATCCCAAGGAAATGCTTCAGGTCCATTCTTCTTGCCCGATTCATCCTTACCTGCCCACTCATTAAAACGGCACTCCCTCGCCTGTTCAGCCTTATCCATCCAAAACGATAGATTCGCCCTCGCCTCATTAAACTCATGTTTGATCGAATCTACATCCGGCCCCTTCTCATCAAACTCCTGTACTTCTAATCCACTACTTTCCATTTTTAACTCCCAATTCTAACATATGTTTTTTAAAATTACTCAGGGCCGACTTCTCTATCCTTCGCATCGTCTCAAACCCTACTCCCACAAAGTCTGCCATCTCCTGGATCGTATAAATCCTACACTCCCGATCCTCCTCAAATGCAGACAATCCCTCCTCCACAACCAACTCCCGTAGCATCAAATCAATCCGCTTGTCCTGCTGTTCAGGCGATTCGATACAGATCATCGTCTCCCTCGACCTTTTTGACATATACCTCCGACTTTGGCGGGTGATTGTCCTCGGGCTTCTTTACACACCTAAATACTCCCTCCCGATCATCAAAATAGATAAGCATCAACCTCTGATTAGGAACCAGCTTCAGCACCCTCGCCGTCTCAATCTGCTTCTGCGGGGCTTCAGGTAATCCCACCTTCCCATCCGAGTCTTCCTTCCATATTCCTATGCAGGTCGAACGGGGGATTCCCATCTCCTTACTTATCTTCGGCCAACTCGTACCCGCCTTCCGTAAAAGCACCACCTGGTCCCTCTGCATCTTACTCCACTTTCTTACTTTTCCCATAAATCAATAACTCCCTCCTCCTGTTGCCACCATTTCCTCCTCGTCAAAGTATTCAAAATTGCCCACTGCGAAGTACCTCACTGTATCAACCATGTCCTTGGCAGGATGCTTCAGATCTCCAATCTGATATTCCTGCATACAGGCCACCAGGTTCTGACATTCATCCGAAATCATCAGCTTCGGGTGATTATCAAATCCCATCTCCCTACTCCTGTCCCATGCCAGCAGGTTATTGATCGCCTGCAAACCCGTCTCAATGTCCAAACCTTCCGCCGGAACCACCGATAAATCTTCATCCGCCAAATCATCAATAATATTAGAACTCCCCTCCGATTTCTGATAACTCGCCGCCCCCAACCTCGGGTCGATTATCCGCTCAACATATCGATCACCCTCCATCTGCCGGATAATCTCCGCATAATCCTTTAACCCAAATCCATTAGGCTGTGCCGCTTCCCCTGCACTCACCTTATCCCCCTTTGTCAGATCAATCCATCCTCCCCAGGTGTCAAAATCAGGAAACTCCTTAACCGCCCAGGCGACCCCATGCGGATCTATCCCGAACAAAACCATCGTCCAGGGCTTCGCTCCAGCAGGGTCAATCGATAATACCCAATTCGCATCCGCTCCCTCCTCCAAAACAGGGATATCCTTGGCCTGGACGATATTTTTGTCCGAAAAAGCGGGAAACACAGTCTTTGACGCTTTGACAGGCACTCCATAGGCCCTGCAAAGGATTGTTTCCCTCTTTTCTCCCTCCAATTGTGTCTTCATGGCCGACCAACCGCCAAACGGATTGGCCGCTGTGTGGAAATAAACGACACTAGAGGCTTTCCTTAATGGCTGTTGGACTAATGGAACCTCCTCACCATCCAAAAGATCCGCTTTTGCCGATTCCACAGTCTTTGCACCCGTCAGCATACTCTTCACCACCGAGTTCCACCCGTCCACAGCGGTGAAGCTGATGATGCCGGTTGCCGGTCGAACGACTCCATCATATTCACTCGCATGGGAGCGTGTGACGCATCTAAATCTTAATGTTTCAACCCAGGGCATAGGTATAAGTTCATCTGCCCAAAATCCTATATTATGCGTCCCGTTGACCGGAGGTCGCGGACAGCCGATCTCTCCTCCCTCAATCGTAGAAATGTCCTGACTCCAGTTTCTAAAGATACATTGGCTACCATTATTTAGCGTGAATTTAGACGCTGTGAAGCCATTACGAAGGCTGTACATCACATATCCCACCTTTCCCCTGCCTAACGACTTCAACTCTTTAGGCAGTGCATTATAAACAAGAGCCTGCTGAAATTGGATCGAATTGGCCGATGTCTCTGTTAAGCACCAAATGATCGTGCCTGGGTTCTCTACTAAGCACTGAACTACCCGCTTCGCCGCGAAAAACGATTTTCCAGCCCTATTACCCCCCATAAGGAGAATTTCCGAGTGATTCTTTAACTGCTCATCCGCCAGCTTCCAGGTATCCAGTTCAAATCCATGACGATATGGGTCATCCTTCTCGAGCTTGATCGCTTCCTCACGCTTCTCCCAATACGCCAAAATCGATTCAGGGGTCATCCGCAGGAGTTCCGATTTACTGAGGGGCGGGAGAGCGGGATGGGGTGTCCATTCGAGTGGCATATGTCCATGTTAGCAGATGGAGCGGGTGGGCGGACATCGGGTTGGGCAATTTGTCAGAATTTTTTTATGGGACATAATCGGTCGCGGTGGCCGGCAGACCGCTCAACCTGACCCCCTCCCCCCCTGTCTGAGGCAAAAATTTGTATGTGATTTCTGACAAAAGATAGAATATATTATGTTTTACATATTTTTATGTGTAGTATGACAATATTCATTGCGTAAAATAGTGATTATGTCTAATTAGGCTTGCCAAATACCTTATTGATAATTCATTCTCAAATTGCTACACCGATTGATTTTATGCCTACAAAGCGACCAAGAAAGGTAGAATATGCCGAGAATCTACCAGCTAACCTAAAGACCGAAGAAGTCTGCCCAGGTGTATTTACTGGCCAACAGCTTTACGATAAGCGACCAAAGGACTACGCCAAAGTAGTTACGATGTTGGCACAGGGTGCAACGATTACCTCAATCACTAAAGCCTGTAAAGTTTCAGCCCATACGATTGCCGTAGTCAAATCTAGGGAACAGGAAGCCCTGAAGGACTCTAAAAAGCACTTGAGAGGCTTAATTGGCACTGCGACTCATCTTGCCGTAGAAAAGCTCATAACGAAGCTACAGGACGATGAGATACCAAACGGAGTCCTGCCAATCGCCACAGGCATATTAATCGATAAGCATCGACAGTATGAAGGTGAGCCGACCCAAACTATAGAGGTAAAGAAATCTTTAAGCCTGGACGAAATCCGAGCCGAGCTTGCTAATCTGAAAGATGAGAAGGTAGTCGATGCTGAGATTTCGGATGTAGAGGAGTAGCCTGTAAAATATATCTTGCTTTCCTGTAAAGGTATGCTAGATATAAAGTATGGA